TATGGCTAAAGTGAAGGTTACTATGATCGATCCACCGTCTGGGTGGAGATACGGGTTTCCACGGGTACTGCCCGAAGAAGCCAAGGATAGGACTCAAGAGTGGATGGTCGAACAGGGTTATCCGCAGTTCGAGATCGACAAGATGAAGGAACACTTCTACTGCCGTTACTGGGAAGCAGAGGTCGAAGAATCAGACCTGCTGTTTTCTTAGGAAGTTAGCTTCTGAACTGACCAGATTGCGATTGGTAGGAATCAATGGATCGTTTTCCATCTGCCATCGCTTGCTCTTCTTGACCGTAAAGAAGACTTCGTGCTGTATCGCCCACTTTGCAGCCTGTACTATCTGATTCTCGTTAAAATTAAATGGGATAAAGTTCCATACTATCGCGATATCCATGCTCTTTCCCAAGAGCATGGCTTCTTTTACGGCTTCAAAGTCGGCCTTTGTAAAGTTCTTTCTATACATGCCGACGGTCTTTTCAAATCCGTCTATAGCAAAGACCACGCGGTCTCTCTTGTCAAGTATGCTATAGAGCTCTTTCCAGAACTCTATCTTCTTTCCAGAGCCATTTGTATTAACGCTTATTGTCTTTCCGCTAGCTTTTAAGATCTTTACGATCTCTAAGAACTTTGGATGGTAGATAGGATCACCGAGACTTCCTGAAAACGTGATGTCTGTAATAGACTCAGTCTTTGCTATCTTCTCAATATGCTCTATCTTTATGTCAGCTATCTTTAGTAACTTTCCCATACCAGTACGAATACACTTTGTGCAAGCAAGCCTACACCTGCTAGTCAGTTCTATGTGCATTCTGACTCTAGGAGTTACCAGCAATCGTGAATCTCCATAAACTCTGTAAGGTCATCGTAGTTTCTTATATTGAATATCTCTTGATTATATTCATTTACAGATTCTTTTATAGATCTCTTAGTGCAGTTTATCTTACACACCCATGGTGCGTTTTTATAGTCGCCCTTGATCTTTTCTATCCAGTCAGTGAAGATCTTCTTTTTGTGAAACTCATCAGCAGTATCTGAGTTTTCTAGACTAAACTCTTCTGATAGAAATATGCCGAGTTCTTTTTTTTCTTGTTCATCTAGAGAGTAGATGCTGAAGTTACAGCATGGAGACCACATACCTTCTTGGGTAATGAGCCCCAATTCATTATTGGCACATCTAGGTTCTATCTGTTTCATGTAGGTATTTATACAAAAAAGGGGAGCCCGAAGGCTCCCCAATTTCTTAGGTCCGGTTGTATCCGGCTTCTTATTAGAGAAGGTTCGATACAAGAACGCGACGGTAGTAGACGTTCGTATCTTCTTCTAGTGCACCAGATGTGTCAGGAGCAGTAGCACCCTTAGCGAATGGGTTTGGTACGATGCCGTAGCGAGTCTTGAAACCAATCTTTGGCTGGAAGGAATCCTGACCAACCGCACGAACCATCTGAAGTGGAACGTATGGGCAGTAGAAGAGACCAGCGTCGAATGCGTTTGCACCCTTATAGCCGACGACTAGGTAGTTGCCAGTAGTATATGGGTCGATGTAGACGCGGAAGCGACCGTTGAGGATACCAGCGAAGGTGTTGCCAGTGTCGTCAACCTGTAGGTTGTTGCTGTTTAGAGCTGGAGCGTAGTCGAGAACGCCTGCCATCTGAAGAGCAGAAGCTACGTCAGAGGAGCAGATGATCACGTTACCCTTGCCACGACGAGTGTCCTTGGCAATCTGGTTAGCTTCACGCTCGATCTGGAACATAAGACCCTTGAACTTTTCAACTGACCAACGACCGTTTGAGTCGGTGTCAAGGTCGAAGATGCCCTGAGTAACTGTACCAGTGTTTGCACCGCGGACTGCAGTGATGTTGATCGAACGAACTACTTCACGGTTGATTTCAGCAAGGATTTCAGACTGAAGGATGTTCGCTAGTTCAGTCTCAGCGTCTAGACCATGGATTGCCTTAAGGTCCTGTGCAAGTTCCATAGTGTATTCTGCCTTGAGGGCGCGTGACTTAGCAGTAACAGTCTGCTTGTCGATCGAGAACGCCATTTCAGCGAATGCAACGTTTGAAGTCGAACCAAGAGCTTCAGACTGCTGAGTGTTTGCGCCGCCAGCGAAGTTGTAGAGGTTGTTGTTGGCGATCGCAGTAGTCTGTGAAGTGTTACCTGGAACAGTACCGACGTTCTTGTTGCCGATAGTGTTAGCACTCGAGATGCCAGGTGAAGAGAATGCAGTGTTAGCTTCGTTGTAGAGTGCTTCTGCAGTAGTACGAGCAGTCGAGTTAGCGTAGTTAGCGCGCATTGCGAAGATGAGTCCAGTTGGACCAGTCATTGGCTGAACGCCGCAGATGTCGTATGCGATGAGGTTAGGCATTGCACGACGGACTAGGGAGATGAGGATTGGGTCGTAACCAGCAACGCCAGTACCACCTGCGCCAGCATAACCGCCAGTACCTGCAGAGTTAGTTGGTGAAGTCTCGAAGAGAGACTGTGGATTGAAAGCTGCTTGTTCCTTGATGGCGATCTCAGTGTTCTCAAGGATCTGTGCAGTGACGTTGCGACGATGCGAGTCACCGATCTTTGGGAGCTCTGAGTGCTCAAGAACTGGCTTCCACTTAGCTACTAAACTTTCATAATTGTAGTTCATTTTAGTTTTCTCCTTTAAGAGTTTTGTAATTTTATTTATTAGAAATTACTTCTTGACCGTATTAGACAGTGATTTTACGTATGCCTGCATGTCAGGTGCGACATATTGTGCAGCTTCTGGCTCCTCTACAGACTCGCTAAGGAGCTGATCCTGGGTCACCTTAACTTCACTCTTGCCTGCAAAATAAGTCTCCTTGATGATGTTGGCCTTCTTGACGAACTCTTCTGCCGAAGAATAGTCCACAGCCTCAATCAGCTTTGTAAACTTCTCTTTCTGAGTATCAGTCATGCCTTCAGACAGCTCATCTGCAGCTTCCTTGACTTTCTTCTCAGACACTACCTTAGTAAGCTCGATGTTCTTCTCAGTAGTCTCATTGATCTGGGACTCTAGAGCTTCTACCATTGCGAGCAGCGACTCGACTACAGATACTTCGTCGTCTGGAATGTCGAGGTGGTGCTCGTTGAAGAGGTTGTATAGACCTGCAAGGAAAGACTCAGTGACTTCAGTCTTGATGTTCTCTTCTACTGCAAGCTTGTTCTGTTCAATCCACTCAGCTACTGCGTAGTTGAGGTAGCTGTCGATGTTCTCTTCCATCTCTTCCTTGATAGAGTCAAGGGCTTCCTGAGCTTCCTCAGCTAGCTCTTCCTCGATCTTAGCTACTTCTAGTGCAACGCGTGTACCGACTGCAGCCTCAAAGATAGTTCCGATCTTGTCCTTGAACTCTTCCGAAAGGTCCTGTGAGTCGCCGAATACTAGCTCAAGGTCTTCCTTTGCGATCTGCTTCATGGCTTCTGCTGGAGCGCTAGCTGACTGGATAGATGTCTTGTTCTTGTTAGCGTCACCGTTAGCGTATGAAGTATTGTTGTCGAACACTTCTTCTGGTGAGTGCGTCATTTCTTCTGGATTAGCTAGAGTTGCAACGAATGCTGCTAGCTCCATTGGGGCCATCATTGTAGCATACTGAACCATGGTCCTCATGAGGTCAGAGCGCGATACGTTAGTTGGGTTAGCGTCGATGGTACTGCCGTTCTGAGTCATGGCAACATCTTCCTTAACTTCTTTGAACTCAGAAGCATGCTTTACTAGAGTATGTATAGGATACTTACCAAGAGCTCCATGTGTGATTGTCTTATTTGTCTTGTGATCAACCATATCAGGCCCATCGAAGTAGACTTTACGGCGTGTTTTCTTATGAATGATCTTACCAGCATGCATCTGCTGATCGTGTTGGACCGGGGAGCGCCCGTCATCCACTACATTAGCTTCATCTAGTTCGTTCTGGACGTTTAGATTTTCGTTAGACATATTGAGTAACTCCTATAGTTTTTCTAAAGTATTTATAAATCTTAGAGATTTGAAACGAAGTGCTTGAATACTCTCAGTTTAGCCTCTTCTAGCTCAGTCTTAGTGACCTTGCGAGCGGCTTCCTCGATATGAGCCTTCGCCTTCTCGAGTTCTTGGGCCTTGAGAACTCCATTGTCCCATACCCACTCGACTCCCTCCATGATGCCGTTTACGAATGCATTCGGTGCAGACGGGTCTGCTACGATGTCGCCGGCAGTGGCTAGGTAGAAGTCGTCCTGTACTACGTGAACGCCGTTGACTTCTTTCAGCGAGCCCATTCCACGGGTAGATACTCCGAGCTGTACTCCAGACTCGATCAAGTTTCGTGCAATCTCGCCCATTGGTGTAGGTAGGATCATTGCCTTGCCGATGAAGTTGTTACCTTCTGGAACTAGAGAAACGATCTTATGAGAGATGCGGTCTAGGTTAAGTGAAGGACCTTCTGGGTGGCCGAGCTCTCCAAGAGCGCGACCCTTGTTCACGTAGTCTTCAACGTATCTGTTGACTTCGCGAGTAACGGACTCAAGACGATACATGCGCCCGTTGCGGTTCTTTACTTCCGTCTGGATAAACGGTCCATGGATATAGAGGTTCTTCTTTCCCTCTACACCCTCTTCGGTGATTACCTTAAGTTCTTCGTTTAGTTCTGTGATGAGTTTCATCTTAGTTGTTCCTTAATTTTTATAAGCAACTGGTGTAGCTGCCAAAGAAACACCTGAATGGTTTGACGTTATAATATCTGTTTTACCTTTTTCTACGATAAAACTTTCTCCACCTACAATAGACACACTCCACAAGATTGTTGTGTTAGTTGAGTCTTTGCATGTAATTACAGCTAAAGTTGTTATTGCACCTGCATGTGACATCAATACTAAAGAACTATTACCATAAGAACTAAAAGTTGAAGTATTACAACTTGATGTATTGCCAGTTGGTTTAATTATAGCAGCCATTAGATTCCATGCTCCTCTGCAAATGCTAGAAGAGTGTCGATGCCGTCTTGTGAACCAAGCATGTCATCGAACTTAACCCTGTTCTCTTCTGAGAGCGTATCATATAGACGCTCTAGTACTTCTTCTGCCATCTTCTTCTTCTTTGACCTAAGAAGCTTAAAGTCTATCTTGGTAAGCTTCTCGTCACGGTTCATGTCTAGGTTCTTCTGTCCACCAACTAATTCTTCTACCTTGATCTCTCTCTTTGCTGCCCTAACGAACTTAGGGCGACCATTCGGGAAGACTCTGATAATCATGGGACCCCTTGCAGAATCCTTTGTAGTTACGTCAGTGTCTTCATTTCTTATAGATCTCTTAGTCATAGATCCGAGAGATACCCTTGGCTTCTTTTCTACTGCAGGGGGCTTGCCGTGCTTCACTACGTGCATGAAGTGTTCGTGCGAGTGAGCCAGGGCATTCTGTACTTCTTCTTTCTTACCCATAGCTACCGTAGTATTTGCATGTATCTCAAGGGCTTTTGCTACGTGCTTTGGATCTACGAGGTGCTTCTCGCCGTTCTCAAAAGTAAGCTTGTGCATACCGTTGACTGGAGCCTTGTGCATCTGGTTGATGATGTTGTTATTTGCTGCGCGTTCTACGCGATCTGACTCTTCTTCGTCGTCGCCCTTCTTCTCTACTACGTAGTCTTCACCCATGCGGTTCATGAAGTTGCCGTAGCTGGAAGCCATCTTACCAGACTGGCTGTAAGATGGAGCTGAGTCAGAAGTCTTATCTTTATCGCCATAGACCATATAGTCATGGACTCCAGAGATCATCTCCTTGGCAGAAGCGATCTTTGACTGTACCCATGGCTCGATGTGCATGCTCTGAGACATATTGTTCATCATGTCTTCAGCTTTAGCGCATATAGCCTTGAGCTCAGTGCGCACCATCGACACCTCATCAGAGACGTAGTCGTTGTCTTCATATGCCTCGTTGCGCTGCTTTGAATAGTAGGCAGCCATCGCCTGCTTCATTCGTTCTTTCTTTGACTTGCCTGCTAAATTAGAAGCTTTACTGTGAACAAAGTCTGATATCCAAGTACCAATAGGAGTCTTCTTTGTAAGGACTTCATTGACTTGCTCGACTTCTTCATTCTGTTTAGTAGAAGATTCTTTTTTCTGTCTTTCAAGATCTCGAATTTGATCTAGAATAGTGTTCCTCTTATTACGAAGTCCTTCTTCTCTAGGACTCATAGTTCTGCTTCCTCTATTTCTGCGAGCTTGTTGTGCGCGTCCATATAGAACATCATGACGATTATATTGGTTTTGCAAGCTTGCAATCTTCTTGTCGATGTTTTCATTGACTTGCTCGACTTCTTCAGCAACAGATATAGTACCTATATGACGACCAATTGGTTGTTTTTTATTACGAATATAATATAAATGAGTATTTTCCTCACCATACTTATTTGTATGACTAATTGTATGACCTGGAATATCAGCTCTAATACGCCCAGGACCATAACGATCTCTCATTGCTTTTTTGTGGGCGTCTGGTACTGTTGCTTCATAAAGTTCAACTTCTTCTTTAATTCTTCTTAAAGCACTAGGTTCTACGATTGTTTTTGTACCACCAATTGTTGTAATACGAGATTGCGTACCTGTTATAAATCCACCAAAGTCTACTTCATGATCACCATTAGGTAAAATTTTTGTTATAATACCTTTATGGCCATGAGAAGCAGATCCTGGAGCATGGATTTTTACAAGATCACCAACATGGTGTGCTTCATCAATAGTTCCAGTAATGCCTTTTCTAAGAACAGTATCTTTTTCTTGTTCGCCTTTAGAAAGAGCATAAAAAGGTGTTCGTTGAAGTTTTTCTCTAGCAGCTTGTTTTTCTGGATTAGGTGCAGGCACTTGATTAACTGTTTTACCCCAACCTTTATGAACTTCAGAATCTTGTGCTCTAGAATTACCACCCATTCTTTTAGATGTAAGAGCAGCATGAGCGCTATTAAAATTCGCCACAGAACCAAACCCCTGCTCTCTTCTTTTACCAGCGATAGGTGATACACCACCTTTAGTAGTACCATAGTGATATTCTGTATCTAATGCTCTATCACCTCGAGTCGCTGCTTGGGCAGTTCTTACATTTTGTACTCCAGGACTTACAGGACGAAATGTTCCTTTTTTACCCATTTCATTGACTTGCTCGACTTCTTCATTCTTCATAGGTTTTCTAGAATAAACGTCAACGCGTGCGCTGTGCTCAGGCTTGATGTCTTGAGATGTCATCCTATAGTGTTTGCCGCCCCTCTTATAAAGGTGCTTGAACTTATCGAGAGGAGTGCGGCCGCGAACCCTGTGTCCGCCGACGGCTTTGCTCTTCATGTCAGCGAGCTTCTCGTCGTAGTCGGGATCGTCTTTCTTAATAGTGCCGATGTAGGTGTCGGTACGACTCGCTTCGTCGAGCTCAACGTCTTCGTTCTTCATAGCTGCTTTACGGGCTTTTTCATCTCTCATCATCTTTACAATGTTTGGTGAACCAAACTCTGGAGCTTTCTTCATTGTGTCAGAATAAAGCTTTGGCTTAGACATAGTTGACTTTGCTTCATCAAGTTCTGCTTCTTTTTTCATTGAAGTGTAGCCAAGACCAGACCAGTGCTTCTTGTGTACGTGACCGAGAACGAAGTCGCGAGGATCAGTGTCCATCTTGGCAAGATGGTTCTTTAGACCTTCGAGGTGACCGTGCTCGATATGGTGAGCAGCCTGAAGCATGTCATGCCTATCGATGCCGCCATGCTCGCGCGCATAATTTCTAAGCTCTTTATGGTCGCCAAGTGAGTGGCTCATGTTTGCTTCGTTGTGAATCTTCTTTAGAGTCTGTGCGAGCTTTAGGCCCCTGTCATATGCCTGTGCAGACTGGTCACCTTCGTATGATGCAGTCTTTGGATCTTCCCTGCGCTTGTTGCCGTTGAATACGTGCTCTTGATCAGTAACGCCTGGAACTAAGTTCTTGTGATCGACTGAGTGAAGAGCCTTGAAGTTCTTCTCACCCTGTGATAGAGGCTGCTGAGTCTCCTTGAGAGACTTCTTTAAGAGGTCATACATTTTCATCTGATTGTTCTTCCTGATCTGTGGTTTCTTGTTCCTCAGAATCGACTGCCTCTTGCTGACCGTCAGTAGCACCAAAGATGCTAGCGGCTACATCAGGAAACATCGCGTCAACTGCGTCGGCCACCTTAGATGTCATGATATCGTCGATCGCGGTCTTTAGCCCGACTGCGTCCTTGTTGAATGCGCTAGTAAAGATGTCAGCGATAGTAGTCATAATTCCTCCAAAATCTGCATATCATATTTATAATTAGTAAGCTTCGCCGGACCCAGACACCTTAGTACCCTGTTCTACGCCTGTAGTCTGGGATTGGTTTCCGGTTCCGTCTAGTTCTGGTCTATTTGCGATGGGCGGCGGCGGTGGAGCCATACCTGGGTCCTGAGGAGGAAGCATTGGAACTTTCTCTTCTGCCATCTCGTCCATCATGTCTGCTATCTCCTGCTCGCTCTGGAACAGGATGTTCTTGCGTACCCACAGGTCTGAATAGTAGCGTCCAATGTAGGGCATGACTTGGTTCAGAAGCTGCAGCCTGTTCTGCATGATCTCGATCTCTTTGAACTCTTCAAAGTGGTTGTCCACAGTAAAGTCAAAGTGAATCTGATTCTCTAGCTCTTTCCAGTCTTCCTCAGAAACTATACCCTTAAGGACTAGCTGCTTCTCGAGGGCTTTTAAGAACAGCATAGAGAACCTGCGACGCAGGCGTCCTACGAACTTAGTAAACTTTACCTCGTCGCGAGAGATCTCAGACGCCCTGCCGAGGATGTTTGCGGACTCTTGGTTGAGACGGGAAACTGGAACGTTGAGTGCCTGATAGAGCTTCTTCTGGAAGTACTCTACGTCGGTCATCTCGCCGAGGTTCTGCCCTGCTGGGAGGGTAGTGATCTCGGTGCCCTTGTTGCCTTCCCTTCTCGGAAGCCAGTAGTCCTCGAGCATCGTCATGTACTTACGATCGTCGCGCACCTCACCCGAAGTGGCGTCGTATACTAGACGGTTCTTGTGGCGGACCATCATGTCGCGAAGGTACTGCTCAGCCTTTACCTTAGGTAGATTTCCAACGTCAATATAGAATATGCGACGCTCAGGAGCGCGAGAAATACGATAGATAACCGTAGCATCTTCGAGCGTCCTTAGCTGGTTTAGCGGCTTGATAGCCTTCTGCACGTACGAGTAGACCAGCTGGTTGTTCTTATCAGTCAGCCCAGAAGTAACGTGGATTATTGAGTCGATTGATATTCTTAGACCGCCGGTAGAGTTGTTGTCCTGCGCTATGCCCGCATTTCCGGGTGCTGCCATGAAAGTGCGGTCTGAGTATACGTAGTACTCACGCTTTACTTTCTGGACTACGATCGGCCCCTTGGCTTCTTTCTTTACTTCGCGTATCTTCCTGACCTTTCTAGGGTCTAAGTAGCGAAGCTCTTGGATTCCAAGGCGTGGATTCTTCTCGTCAATGATGAGGTGATAGTACATACGGCCGTCGACGTACCATCTCTTGAAGAGCTCGTACGCCTCGATCTGAAAGTTAAAGAGCTTGAGGATAGTCTTGAACTCTTCCCTTATCTTCTGCTTGATAGGGTCGCCGTATTCTACCTTGTCGAGATTAATGTCGATTATCTTCTCGGCGTCGGTGTCGATAGCTTCGTTGACGATGTCGTCGATGGCTGCTTCGAGTTCAGGCTGTAGTGAGATCTCTCTGTACTTAGCTACTAGCTCAGCCTCAGTGCGGGCGGTGCCGTCTAAGTCAATGAAGGTGCCGTAGGATCCACCCGCAGCAACGACGACTGCGCCGTCGTCCTTTATCTCTGGGGCAAAGGACTCTAACGGAGTCTCGTCTTTTCTCTTGATTTCAAATCCAAATAACTGCATCACAATTCCTTAAGAAAGAGCTGCTATAAGTTTATTTATAGCAGCTCTATTAACTTAAGCCCCGCCGGCGTTGCCGGTAATACCACCGACTACTTCGAAGTTATCGTAGAGGAAGGTTACGTTGAACTCTTCTATCTGGTCCTGTGCGTTCCAGTCAAGTCCAATGTTTGATACTTCAGTTGGGAAGATTCCGTTGAACTGATAGATCCTGAGAACTTCACCGGCTTTGCCGAACTGAGTGACAGTAGCCTGTGACTTGTAGAGTGCAGGTGCACCCGAACCAAGCTGGCTGATGTTACTCTCGTAGGCGTTGATCGAGTTGTTCCACTTTTCCATAGCATCGCGGATCAGGAAGTCTTCGTCGTTGATGATCTGCACAGCCCATGGCTGGAAAGTACGGTCACCGGCGATGTAGATCTTACGGCCGAAGTATGGTACTGCGATGTTGCCGAGGGTGGAGGCAGGAATCTCTGCCCTCACCGTCAGGAATGGGACCTTAAGGTC